GTGAACAGGTGATGCCTGCAAAGTGGGCGAAACTGTTAGATTGGTTGCTTCAGGGACCCGACAGGGTTCCTAAGTTGCAGTATGAGTGGGCGGCTGAGAATAAGATTGCTGCTGATTCTATTCGTCGTATTAAGCGTGATCCTCGTTTTGCTAGGGAGTGGGATCGTCGTGCTGCTGAGTTGAATATTCATCCTGAGCGTACTCAGTCTGTTATTGATGCTTTGCATTCTCAGGCTGTGGGTGGGAGTGTCCAGGCTGCGTCTTTGTATTTGCAGTATATTGAGAAGTTCACTCCGAAGCGTAAGGTTTTGGTTGATGATGACCGTAATGTTGGTGGGTTGTCTGATTCGGAGTTGGCTGACGAGTTGGAGGCTCAGGTTCTTCATTTGAGAGTTGTTGATGGGGATAGTTGATTATGAGGATGAAACGGTTTTGGGGGAGCGCCCTGAATTTGTTTATGATGGTGCCTTTTCATCTGAGGAATACGATGTTTTCAAAGACGACGAGGAACTCGTTTGCGGTTTGGAGAACCCTGAGAGTTGCGAATCTTGCGAATGAAACCGCCGTCAGGGAAAGATTGGCTGATTCTGATGGTGATGGGAATAGTTGGTGCGTCTACAGTGTGTCTGGTTGGGGTGTTAGCTCGGATTGTACAATCTTGGTTCCAGTAGATGACAGAAAATTTGACTAACTGGAAACAGTTTCGTTTAAAACTTAACCTTGGGATGCTTGTCAGCATCATTGGTGTGGTGTCTGTTGTTGTGTGGCAGGGGTTGATGATTCGCGCTCAGATTGATGACAATTCGGATGCTGTTGATGAAATGGTTTACGCTATTGAGGATTTGGCTGGGGCTGTTTCTTTGGCTAACGAGTTGGATAATCGCACTACTGTTTTGTTTGGTGAGATTGATAGTTTGCGTGACCAGTATCAGGATCAGGCTGATGTGTGGGTTGAGATTAGCACTCAGGCGGAGCAGATTGATACTATTAGAACGGAGGCTCGAATTTTGAGACAAGACATTGAGTCTACTTGGAATCAGCAAAACGAGTTTCGTATGGAGGTTGTTGGTCAGGTCGGTGAGTTTGAATCTGCTCGTAATTCGTTGACTGATTTGCAATGGAAAGTTGATGATCTTGATAGGCGTGTCGCTGAACAGTTTGGTGTCGATTTGGGTAGCGAGCATCAAGATTATGGTTGGCAGATAACAGATTTGGTTAGACAGGTCGCAGAGTTACAGGGTCGTATGAACTCTGCTAATGACATGGAATGGAAGGTTGACGATTTGGAACGGCAACTTAATGAGGTGAAAGATTCTGTTGGTTATTTGTTGATGGTTGCTGAACAGTCTTATTGGAATGTGAATTAGATGAAAACGTGGATTGACCAGGATCTTTGCACGGGGGATGGTTTATGTGAGGAGATTTGTCCTAGCATTTTTTATGGACATGATGATGGGCTTTTTTATGTTAAGGAAGCGGGTTCTGATAGACCTAAGCAGCCTACGCATGAGATGGCGCAAGCTGTTCAGGTTCCTGACGATTTGGTTGAGGCTGTTATTGAGGCGGCTGAGGAGTGTCCTGGTGAGTGCATTTTTGTGGAGGTTGAATGAATAAAACGATTAAGCTTATAGCAGCCATCACAGGTTTGTTGGTTGCTATTGGTACTCTTATTGGTGCTATTACGGTGACTTTGGGGAAAGACGATAAGGGTGCTGGTAGTTATTCGTATACTACGATAATATTGGATTCACCTGAGAAGTATGAAGAATTTTTAACCAATCACCCAGGATGAATAATGTCTCGTCTTACTGAGTTACAACAAGAGGCTGAGTGGCGGCGTTGCGTAGCTGATGAGAAGTATTTCATGGAAAATTATTGGCATATAGCTCATCCCGCTCATGGGCGTATCCAATTCAAGTTGCGTTCAGCTCAGTCCACAGCTATCGACCATTGGGCTGACCACAGGTATTCTTTGACTTTGAAAGCTAGACAGATCGGATGGACCACGCTGGTCGCTGCTCACCAGTTTTGGTTAGCGTTTTTTCATTCCGATCAGAACATTATTGATCTTTCACGCACGGAGCGTGAGTCTGTTTTATTGTTAAGGAAATCTAAATATGGTTTACAGCATTTACCTGAGTGGCTTGTTGCGCGCGGTCCCGCGTCGCTTATTGAACATCAGCAAAAAATGGGGTTTGATAACGGGTCGCAAATTACTTCAATGCCTTCAGCATCCGATCCTGCGAGAGGTGAGTCAGCTTCGCTGGTTGTGGTTGACGAATGGGCGTTCCTTCCAAACCCTGAGGAAGCGTGGGCTTCTATAGAACCTGTCGCTGACGTGGGCGGTAGGATCATCGGTTTGTCTACTGCTAACGGTTCGGGTAACTTTTTTCACGAAACGTGGGTTGGTTCTCAAACAGGTAACAACAAGTTCGCCCCTATGTTTTTCCCTTGGTCAGCTACCGAGGACAGGGATGAATCGTGGTACGAATCTAAGAAAGATTCCATGTTGTCTTGGCAGTTGGCTCAAGAGTACCCAACTACACCTGAGGAGGCGTTCATCAAGTCAGGTAACCCTGTGTTTGATTTAGACAAGTTGGAAGCTATGGCAACTGTAGTCGAACCTGGTGTCATGGGGTATATGCGGGAAATATCTAAACGAGTGGTGGAGTTCAGAGAAGATGCTCACAGTTTGGCGTAGACCAGTCAGTAACCAGATTTATGTTCTGGGTGTTGACACGGCTGAGGGTTTAGCTCACGGGGATTATTCGTGTATTCAGGTGTTGGATGTGCGTTCAGGTGAGCAGGCTGCTTGTTGGCATGGGCATATCCCACCCGATCATTTAGCTGAGGAAGTTCACATGCTTGGTTTGTGGTATAACGATGCTTTGTGTTGCGTTGAGTCTAACAATCATGGTTTGACTACAATCGTGCAGCTCCGTCATTTGGGGTATCCTAACATGTTCAGGAAACGTTCTGTGAATAAGGTCACTAACAAGGTTTCTCAGGAGTTTGGTTGGAAAACGACTAGGACTACTAAACCTTTGCTGATTGACGATTTGGGAATGGCGTTGCGTAACGACGAGTTGACGTTGTTCGACAGGAACACTGTTAACGAGTTGCGTACTTATGTGCGTAATGAGCGTGGGAGCATGTCTGGTTCTCCTTTCGATGACCGTGTGATGGCTTTGGCTTTGTCTAATCAGATGCGCCAGTATGCGTTCATGCCCGAATATGCGCCTGCTTCTGACGATTACTGGACTATAGATTGGTTTAAGAACCTTGCTTTGTCCGAAAAGGAGAGTTCTGAGACTCGTATCGGTTCAAAAACGGTGCGTGGGACAGTATAACCGTATTATTTAGAGACTATACGAACCGAGGAGGTTCAAATGGCAAAATTTGTTTCCCACACTAGCGCCAGCGAAAACGTTGATGGATCTGGCACTTCAGGTGGTAATAACAAAATGGAACGCGGTTCAAGCGTTGTAGCTAACCCTATATGGGAACCTGGTGGTTCTCAGGATTTCGCTCAACGTTTCGAGGATACTGAATATGCTCACATGACTGGCGGTTATGGTGAGACTTCTGTGCGTGAAACACCTATGAATCAGCATGGTGTGACTGGCAAGGTTGAACCTGCGAAACCACAACCACGTCTAAAGGGTTGGAACGCTAAAGGTTTCGGTCCTCGCCCTAGCTAGTGGCTGTTTTAGCGCCTGACGCTTCTTTCAAAGAGTTCGCAGAATACGTCGAAGCCCACAAGGGTCCTAAGACGGATGTTGAGCTTGAAGAATTATGGGAGTGGCGGCAAAAATTGTTGGGACTCAGGGTGATAACAGGGGCGGTTAGCCGTTCCAGGTTACCTCTTGATGAGCAGCATTTAACTTTACGTGAACGTGAAAACAAGCTGGTATCCGAAGCGAAAGCTCAAGGTAGGAACATAGAGAAGGTCTGATGGCTCGCAAAACCCGTGCTGAACAACACAGCATAACTTTACAGAAAATAACGGCAGCGGCTCGTTGGCGTGATGATATGGGTTATGACCAGTTGTGGCGACGCATGGTTGATTTGTACCGTGGGAAACACTGGCCTAACACGACGGTCAGTAATGAGGATCTGATCGCAGTTAATTTGGCTTTCTCAACTGTTAACGTTATAGCTCCCGCTGTTTCAGTTAACCACCCTAAAATAGTTGTCACCCCCAACCAGCCTGAAGATGAGGACAGAGCGGCTTTCGTTGAAGCTGTAGTCAACCACTTGTGGAGGCATCACGATTTCCGTAAACCTTTCCGTCGTTCCGTTAAAGATTTTCTTATTTTCGGTCACGGATGGTTGAAAGTCGGTTGGAATTTCGTTGAGCAGGAACGTACTCTCAGCGACATGGAACGTGACGAAATGTTCGTGGATGCTGTCGGTGAGACAGACATGTTCGCTATGGAAA